ACAGTCAAGGAACAGAAGACTACGATTCACTAAATAGAAGCCTACCGATATAATGTAATCAATGGCTAATCTATGGAACAGGTTCTTTTACGGTGAACCTACAGTTATGGAAGTACGTTCAGAGGTAACCCCTCTTAGTGACCCCTCAACAGCCCTAGACATCCCTTCAAGGAGCATTTCACCTCGCTCCGTTTCCACAGGGGATGCTCTAGGGCTTTCTGCTGTCTATAGGGCTGTCTCTGTCTACTCAATTGCTGCCAAGCAGCTAGGTATCGATGTGTACCGCGCAGGCAAGCAGGTAGATGCTCCTTACTTCATCAAGCGTCCTGATATTAATGACACTCGTTCCGCTTTCATTGAGCAGACCGTAGTGTCATTGGCATTGAACGGCAACGCTTACTGGCTCATCACCCGTGACAACCAAAGTCGTGTAACAAACCTAGAGTGCTTCAATCCTCTAGACGTAAGCATTGATGTCAACCTTGCTGGTAAGGCCATCTCATACAACTACATGGGAAAGAGCTACAGCCCTTCTGAAATCAAGCACCTTAAGCTTCTTCGTGTTCCCGGCAACGTCAAGGGTCTTGGTCCAATCCAAGCTGCTCAGTCTGAGCTACGTGGAACCATCGATACACGCGACTATGCAACCAACTGGTTTGAGACAAGTGGTGTTCCTAATGGCTACCTCTCCGTCAAGGAACCTCTTGTACCTGAGGATGCCAAGGGAATCAAGGATGCTTGGAATGCAACTGCGGGTATGAAGAATGGTGTTGCTGTTCTGGACAACGCAGCAACCTACACACCTGTCTACTTGAATCCTTCTGACGCACAGTTCATTGAGAACCAGAACTTCAACGTAACGGGCATTGCTCGCTTGTTCGGTATTCCCCTACGCATGATGCTTGCCACCGTTGAAGGCAACAGCATGACCTATGCAAACATGTCTGACGAACGTAAGCAGTTCATTGAGTTCTCTCTCATGCAGTACCTGATTGAGATTGAGGACGCGCTATCCAGTTTGCTGCCGGGTAGCCAGACAGCGAAGTTCAACATTGAAGCTTTGCTACGTGCAGACACAACAGCACGTTACGCAAGTTACCAGTCAGCTATTAGTGCTGGCTTCCTGACAGTAAATGAAGTCAGGGAAATTGAAGGCTATGAGCCATTGGATACTCCAAAGCCAGAGCCTGTAGCACAACCTAAGGATGCAAATGCTGACACGTCAATTTGAGCTACGTGCTGAGACTGCCACAGAAGACAGGATTGTCAGGGGCATCGCTGTTCCTTTCAATGACCCTGTTGATGTTGGCGGGTACAAGGAAATGATTGCTCCTAACGCAGTAATGCCAAGGGACAATATCAAGCTGTTCTATGGACATGACGAACCAATCGGTAGGGTCATTGATTCCAAGGACACGGATGCAGGCTGGTCCATTACAGCCAAGATTAGTGAGACTTCCAGAGGCAACGAAGTTTATACGTTGCTCAAGGATGGAGTTCTTGACCGTTTCTCTATTGGCTTCATGCCAATGGAAGAGAACGAAGACAAGAACGGAACCATTGTACGAACCAAGATTGACGTACGAGAGGTATCAATCGTTCCAATCCCAGCCTATGAGGGAGCCAAGGTTGAGGAAGTGCGTAATGCACAGGACGTAGCTCCAATTGAAAACAAGGAGATTGACGTGGATAACGTTGCAATCGAAGAAATGAGAGAGTCCGTTGAAGCTCTAGAGCGCAAGGTATCTACTCTCTCTATTGTTGAAGCAGCACCAGTTGTAGACACTCGTTCTGCCGGTACTGTCCTAAAGGCAATCGTAGCTGGTGAGGAACGCGCATACACTGGTGGAACCTCTGCTGACGCTATTGTCAAGAACGCATGGGTAGGAGACCTTACCCGTCTAGTTGAAGGTGCATCCGTACTCCGTGGAGTATTCGGTTCTGCAAGTCTTCCAAATGAGGGTAACTTCATTGAGTATGGTCAGCTAAAGTCTGACACTTCTGCTTTTGCAAAGCAGGCTGCGGAAGGTGATGACCTTACTTTCGGTAAGATTCAGGTTGAGACCAAGACTGCTGCTATTGCTACCTATGGTGGATACACACAGCTAACACGTCAGGAAATCGAGCGTTCAGCTACGAACATCCTTGACTTTAGCCTTCGTGCACAGGCCATCAAGGTTGGTCAGGTTCTTAATGGTGTGCTTCGTGCAGACTACAAGGCTCTCCATGCTGCTCAGCTCGTTGCCCTTAACAAGGTAGACGTTTCTGCTGCTGCTGGTTACAACGGTTGGCTTGACGCAATCATTGAAGCTGCTGTGAAGTTTGATGCTCTTGGCCTTCCAATGGATTGCCTAGTTGCTGACAAGGCTTCCTTCAAGACCCTTGCCAAGTTGCAGGGTGCAGACGGTCGTCCAGTCATGCTAGTTGCTGGCAATGGCTCTAACAACGTTGGTTCTATCGACGTTAAGGGTCTTGGTGGAAACATCGCCAATGTCAAGGTTGTTCTAGATGCTGGTCTTGCTGCTAACGAATCTGCGTTCGTTAACTCCAACGCTATTCGCTTCTACACAAGCCCAATCGTGCGCTTGCAGGATGAGAACATCATCAACTTGAGCAAGGACTTCTCTGTATATACATACGCTGCTGTTGCAGATGAGATGCCTTCTGCTGTTGTTCCTGTTAAGCCTGTTGCGTGATTTGACGGTACAGCAATGATTACCTACGCAGAGCTAGCAGAGGCACTAGCAAGTTACAACCCAGAGCTAATTGATGGCTGGGTTGGCTTGAAGACCTATGTTTCTGCTGGTGATGGTGACGACACATTTGTTCAAGCCTGCTGGGCTGAGGCACTTGAGCTAATCACAATCTACGTAGGTATTCATGCTGTGCCTGACGCAATCCTCATTCGAGCAACTACAGAAGTTGGCTCTGAACTCTTCCACCGTAGGAGTGCTCCTAATGGTGTGGCACAGTTCACAACCTTGGACGGTAGTGCAATCCGCATTGCTAGAGACCCAATGGTTGGTGCATACCCTCTCCTAAGACGTTATGTCGGATGGGGTATTGCATGAGCGAACTCATGACAGTCAGCACGGCTATTGCAACGGTACTTAAGGATGCAGGACTTACTGCATTCCCATACCTCCCTGAACGCATCACTCCACCTTTGGCAGTAGTGCAAGCAGGTTCACCATTCCTCTCACAAGGAGGCTCATTTGGTGAGTTCAAGTCACGATGGGACATCACTCTAGTAACTCCTACAGGAGCTAATGACGTGAGCACGGAAAAGCTCTACGACCTTCTAGAGGATTCCATTGTGGCTTTGGTTAATAGCAAGTACAGCGTTGAAGAGGTGTCCAAGCCTTATGCCTTGGCTGCCAACAACGCTACGTATGTTGCAGTTGACCTCAAGATTTACAACAACGTAAGGATTTAAGACATGGCACGAATCAAGGGCAACAAGCTAACCATTGAGTTTGATGGCGAAGCTTACACAGACCATGTGAAGTCCCTAAAGCTTGAGCAGGCTGCTTCTGACAGCAAGTTTGTTACCTTTGCTGACGCTGCTGCTGGTGGTTCCTATGAATGGACCATGACTGGCTCTGCTGCACAGGACACAGACGCTTCTAGCTTCTGGACAATGGTTTGGGACTCAACAGGTACAGAGGTACCTTTCACAGTCGCACTACACGGCAACGCAACTCCATCTGTATTGGAACCTCACTATGAGGGAACAGTCAAGATTGGTGTTAAGCCTGCCATTGGTGGAGACGCTGGTGAAGACGTATTCGAATTTGATTTCGAATGGAAGGTTATTGGAGAAGTTACTAAGGTAACTGCCTGATAATGGCTGACGCAATCAACATTGGCAGTGGAGACTCAAGGGTACGCATTGAAGGTTTAGGCCAATCAATGCGTGCTCTCTCCAAGGCTGGTGCTGACTCAGAAGATATGAAAGACCTCATGCACGCTATCGGCATGATTGTAGTTAGGGCTTCTACACCTCCAAGCATCACAGGAACTCTTGCAGGGACTGTCAGGGCTGGTAGAGGAAAGACAAAAGCCGTTGTGCGTGCTGGTGGAGCAAGGGCACCGTATGCAGGAGTCATCCATTACGGATGGCCTCAGCACAACATCGAGGCACAACCATTCATCACACAAGCATTGCAGAGTGAGCAAAACTCTATCTTCAATGCTCTGAACGATGGTATTGGGGACATCCTCAAGAAGAATGACCTAAAGTAAGGAAACGAGAAATGAAGAATCTAACTATTGGCGAGATTGCCAAGGTTGAAGAGCTAAGCGGTATTTCCGCTGGCAAGTGGGAAGACGAAGATGAGCCTAAGGCTATGCAGCTTGCAGGCATGGCTTACGTGATTATGCGCAGGGAAGACAACAAGCTCAAGTTCACAGACGTTCTAGACATGGAAGCTGAGGAGCTAAGCACTATCGTTGTGGATTTCCAGACTGCCGTACAGGAGTCTTCGAAAAGCAAGTGACTCTAGGGACAAAGACCTAGCTACGTTCGTGGCAATCATTGGAATGTCACCTACAGAGTATTGGGACTTAACCCAGAACCAACGAAACGAGATTGTGGTTGCCTACAATAAGGCACACAAGAAGTAACAAGACTTCCTACCCTGTGTTTCTCGTTCACAGGGTAGGGACTAATCAAGGAAGGAGCCAAGATGGCTGGACAGACAATTACCGTCTCTGTACTTGCAGACACTAAGAAGTTCAAGCAAGGCATGAGCGCTCTTGGTTCCATGACTAAGGGTCTAATGGTTGGTGGTGCAGCTCTAGCTGCTGGCATTGGTCTATGGGCAGGTAGCACTGTCAAGGACATGATGCGTACAGAGCGTCTAGGAGCCAACACAGCGGCTGTTATCAAGGCAACTGGTGGTGCTGCTGGTAGGAGTGCTGGACAGGTATCTGCATACGCTGACAAGTTCGAAAAGCTAACGGGTATGGAAGCTGAGACTGTCACAGAAGGACAGAACGTACTACTTACCTTCAAGAACATTAAGGGTGCCAACTTCGACAAGGCAACCAAGAGCGCTGCTGACCTTGCTGTATGGATGAACAAGGGTTCCCTTGAGGGTGCCAATATGGCTGGTGCTTCTAACATGATGGGTAAGGCACTGGACAACCCTACAAAGGGTATGACTGCTCTTGCCAAGGTAGGTGTCTCATTCACAGATGGTGAGAAGGCACAGATTAAGGCTCTCCAAGCTAAGGGAGATATGGCTGGTGCTCAGGCAATCATCCTCAAGGCTGTTAATGGACAGGTAGCAGGAAGCTCTGTAGCTGCTGGTAAGACAACGGCAGGTATGTGGGCAAAGGTACAGAACGCTATCGGTGCTGTCTCAGAAGATGTACTTTCATTCGTGCTCCCAGCATTGCTAA